CCAAATGATGTCTGCAAGTTATCCGGATTAAACTCTCCAAATCTCCAATTTGTAAATACTACTCCTTCTGCTTTATCTACCCATCCACCTAAAATAACGTGCTTATATTTTTTAGGATTTAATTCTCTTATCTTCTCAATCTCATTTATGAATGAGTGGTCCAGGTTATCTATATTGTCCTGATAGGTTGTATGGATATAAGTAACATTTCCTTTTGTACCATTAAAGCCTTCAGATATTCCTTCGCTTTCAAAAAACCTTTTATAAATCCAATGCTCTTTAGTTGCAGGATTTAATATAAGTACTATTCTATTCTGTACTCCCTTCTGCCTGATGGATAAATTAATCTTATCAAAAATATCCTCATCAACTAACTCCTCTGCTTCATCTAATATCCAAGTTGTAACTCCTTGCAATGATTTAAGGTTTGCAGTTTGATCACCTGAGCTTGTTTTGATTCCTTTGAAGATTATATCCGTTCCTGATTTTTTGTTCCTTATTTCGCCTTTATTGACTTCGAATAAATCTCCAGCTTCCATCAAATCAATCTTCTCTTGGAATTCTGGAATGATTGATAGGTGAGCAGAAGTCATTGTCTGCCTTGTAAATAATATCTTATGCCCTGATTGAAAAGACAAAGTCGATGCCATAGCACCGACCTCGAATGATTTACCACTACCCCTTCCTCCGGTAACTATGAAATATCTTGTTTCATTCTCATAAAGGGGTAGATATTTAGAGTTAAGATTTAGCATAAAAATTAGTCAATGTCATTCCGTAAACTATTCTAACTTTGTGCTTTAATTCCTTACAAAGTTTTTTATATATTCTCGGATGCACTGTAATTACATTTGGCTTACAATCCAATCCTTTTGCATCTGAAACTATCCTATCGTAAACTGGTCTTGAAATTTGTATCATATCTTTTACAAATATATGTGTTTTTGTAATTTATATTTTGCCTTACTTAAATTTAATAACATCTTTTAAATCAAAATCATTTACATTAAGATTTGTATTTTGATCGATAACTTGTTTAGGCATTCCATATCTATATTGTAACCAAGTCTTAATAGCATTTGTATCTCCTTTGATAACCTTTTCTGCTAAAGCTGCCCATACTTCTTCTGGCACTGCAATAGCATCCATAGACTCAATAAGTGTTATCTCATCTATCTTTGGTTTTCTTCCTGCTCCAGGTCTTGCACCTCCATTTTTTTTAACTACTTCCATTTTGAAAAAAGTTGGTTATTCAGTTTTACCTTTTGCTTTTGGTGCTTCTACAAATGTAGATAGTGTATCTGTATAACTTCTCCATTGTGAGTCATTATCATTTGCATCTACTAAACCTCCTACTTCTTCTTTGTAAACTTCAGCTAAAATTATCTTTTGCCCTAAAGTCAATTCCTTTTTATTATTGAAATGATCGTTGATTATTTCTTGATTTTCTTTTTTCATAATATATAAATGTTTTTTTATTATAACAAATTAATACTTAATTTGTTTCAAACGTTCCTTTAGTTCTTTTAGTGTTCTATAAACCCAATTGTAATCGTAGTGGTATTTTAAAGCAAATTTACGAAGGGATAATTCCTCCTCGATATATTTTAAATAGAATAGCTTTTCATCCCAAGTCCAATTGTCTAAAGTAAATAATACATCTGTTATATCTGTAGGAGATGAAGGAATAATATCTTCAGCATCCAGGTTATCATAAAACGGTATCGTTTCTAATTTTCTTTTGTTATGCATATTCATACAAATAGAATGCAGGGTAAAATAGAAATATGATTCGTTTATGTTTTCTTTACCATATATTTTTAGATAGCCATCCTGTACAGCATCCTCCGGAAAATCTGTAATTCCAAATGAATAGGCTAATCCAATCCAGTACTTATGCTTTTTATATATCTCATCCATAATGTAAATATAGTACAAATCCAAATACAAAATAACATATTTATTAACAATAGGATTTTTCTTACTATTCCTTTATACTCTTTTATATATATATATAATCTTTTTTTTTAAAAAATTTAAAATATATATAAAATTATAGTTTTTTGACCCCCCCCCTATTTCAAAATCTTTTTTTAGGGGGGGGTATAGGAATTGTTATTTTTTTTACAAATTATAAATTTGTTAAACTAAATTTTTTAAAACTTCATAATCTCTAAATGTAAAGTTAGGCATTGGTTTATCCCATAACTTATTCCTATTATCTTTTTTAAGTGCTTCTATAATATCTGTATAGTGCCATCTTCTTTTAGGATGTGGTATCATATCTAAATAGTTTATTAACTCTTTATCTCTTGTTCGTTTGGTTACAGTTGGAACATAAACCTTTTTATTTATCTGCAATGCTCTGTTATCATATATTTGCTTTTCAAGTGCAAATAACTCTTGGTCCTTATTATCAAATGCCTTTTGAATATTCGCATAATTAAAATAAGTTTTGAATTTATTAGTACGTTGATAGCATAAGGTAACAGATGATACAGTCATCTTTAATTTATCAGCTATCTTTTGATTTGTCAATCCTTTTAAATGCTCCTGATTAACGTAAATGTTTTTTAAGATAGTGAACAACCTATTTTTATTTTTATCTCTTAAATCGACCCCAAATAAGTCTTTTATTTCTTCTAATGTCATTACAAGTATTTTTCTATTTTATTAAATTCAATCTCTATAAATTCTTTGGTATCATAAATGTAAATCGATGCGAACCATATATTACCTTTTAAAGTAGATCCAGCTAACCGGCAATCGTGTCCTAACTTATTCTTAAACATCTTTGAACCTATTGGCGTTTCTTCTCCTCTAAACATATAATTACCGCATCTCATAATTTTGATTTAAGTTTTTCAATATACAAAGTAGCATCCATTAACTCTTGCTGAAGATGAATAAGCCATTCTAACATAGTCAAATCATCTCTATCAAGTGTAACACCATATTTTTTTATTCCTACATTAGACCTATCTTTAAATTGGTCTATTACTGATTCGACAATAAAGTCTTTAACTGGTCTTTGTTCGGTTGTTGTTTCAATCCATTCCATTTGTTCGTAAATTTTATCCTTCATAATTAGTTAAATAATTTTATTAGTTCGTTTATATCTGATGTCAATTCTATTTCAAAATGTGTAGTTTCTAAATCTGATTTTGACAAATAAAATAAATAACCATAAGGTCTAATTAAAATTCCTGTAATCATTCTTGGAACTTGTTCCTTATCTGTTTTTAAAAAAACTATATCGCCTATATTATATTTTGTATTCATAATTTAATTGTTTGTTATTGTGCGGTGATTATCACCGCAATTAATACTCCTCGTTAAACTTTGTCCATACATTAACTTCAAATCCATTTGTGCGTAGCATATCTATCACATATTGCTGTACCGGAGATATTATACCTTTAGGTTGTTTTACTTCTATAAATTTAACATCTCCATCTTTTAAACAAATTAAATCAGGTATTCCATTCATAGAAGTTTTTATTAGTTTTATCACTATCCATCCATCTGCCTGGAGCTTCTTTTTAATACTACTCTGAATATTACTTTCTAACATATAGGTTGTATTTCTCCTTTAGTTAAATCAAAAAAGAAACCTTCATTATTTTTATATTCTGCAATTCTTTCAGCAGTAATCATTATTGTAAAATCATATTTATTAATATTTATAACTTCAAAAATTCCAAGTTTACATTTAAAAAAACTATTTTTAACACAAAATACTTCAGAGTATATATCAAGTATAATATCATTATATAATAAAATGTAATGAAATTCTTTGTTAAATTTTTGAAATAATTTTTCTTTTTCTATAAAAGATTTTTTAGAATCAGGATGATAATGTATACTATATTCATAATTTAAATATTTTAAATCATCATCATCTTCTAATAATTCAATTAAATTTCTATTAATATTATTAATATTATTTTCTTCTTCAGCAGAAAATGTTAGTAATTCTATTTGTCTTTTAAATCTTCTATTTTGTTTTTCAGTTTCACTAATTCTTCCAGATTTATCATTTGTTTTAGTATAAATGCAATTCAATCCTTTTTCTATTGCATCATATTTTTCTTGATAATATCTCTCTTTAGTATTTAATTCTTCATCATTACATTCTTCTATAATTTCAAATATATGATTATCAAATCCATATTTATTAAGTGAATTATATAATTTTATTTGACTTTGACAATTGTATTTTTTATATGTTAAAAATCTTCTTTCAATATTTATACTTTGTCCTATATAAACTTTATTATTTGGATTTGTTATTTTATATATTCCTACCATAAGCCAAATGTAATTTATAATAATTTCTTAAACAAATTTAATGTGAAGTTTTTTTTATTTAATACTGATTTATAAATAGCGTTCTCAATTCCACCTTTTGCGAATATCCAATAAACATCATTTGAGGATCGTTCCATTGTAGTTAATCTATCTCTGGACTGCCAATAAGATGTAGCACTAAAATCAATGTTGTAGTAAACCAGATACTTTGCGTTTTTTAAACTTATACCTTCACGCCCGGATACGATTTGTAAAGCTATAGATTTAAAAGTATTATTAAACTCATCCAAATCTTCTGTTAAATCACTTCTATAAATGCTTTTTAAGGCATTTAGTTCTTCCTTAAATTTGTAGAAGATAGCAATCTTTTCGTTTTCAAACTTCCATTTAATAAATTCTGCTTTACTATAATCAATAACCATAGAAGTTCCATCTTCAAACTTACAAGTTCCACTTGATAGTTGGTGAACCTTCTGCATTAATTTTACTCCAGTATCTCCTAATATCAATCCACTTTTGCCTTGCACTATCTTATCACGTTTCAAACGCTTAATAATATCATAGGTTATAGGTAACATTTCACACTCTAAAATATGTTCATTTACTTCTGATGTAAATCCAGCTTGAGCTTGTGTAAAAGTTATAATATACGGTTGTATTTGTGGTAAAATTTTACTTTCAATACCATACTTATAAACTTTAACTCTTGCATATCCTAAATTCTGTTCTGTAACATTTACATAATCATTCGCCCATTTGTAAAAGTTAGTGTAATGTTTGAATGGACTTTTATCTGTTACCTGCAATTGATGATACCATTGGCTGAATGATTCAGGAGTTGGTGTACCTGATAAAAATATCATTGGTACTTTACTGAACCTTTTACGGATGTCCTTTTGATATTTCGATGCTTTTGGAAATGCAGCCAATCCGTGTGCTTCATCAATTATAATCACATCAAAATCATTGTCCTCAATTGTATGCAAAGATTCTTTGTTGATGATGTATATATCAAATTCGTACCACATCTCTTTATAATCTGATATAATAGAACTAAATGCTTTCTTT